AAACTAAAATCGTTAAAGAAGTAATGGAAACGAATACAACTACAATACCGCCAGAGTATTTTAATCGTTATCTACCCTACACAGAAGCAGAGTATAAAGAACTTAAAGAAGTTATAGACTCAATAGGTGCATATATTCCACATGATAGAATGGGATATATTTGGAGTAATCATAATAAGATATTAAAAACGAATGAAGGTCAACCATGCAGCTGCGGAAGTGCAGCAGGACATTGGAGAAGAGCAGTAGAGACTATTCGTAATTTTATAACTAATGTAGAAAAGAATGCATAACGAATTGAGTAGTAGCATGCAGATAAGTTGTAATAAGAGATTAGAAAACTTTTATAACGATAGTTCTGTATGGCTACACCAAGTTTCATATAACATATGTAAGAACAGAGAAGAGTCCGAGGATTTAGTGGCAGACCTCTGGGAGTATTTGATAAAGAAATGTAATCCGAAACTATATTGGAAAGATTCATACAATAGAATGTATGCAATGGCCTTTTTGAAACATAGATGGATTAACAAAGTAAAGAAATTGAATAGAGTAATGTATGTTGGTGATATAATGCATGACGACCCGTTTGAAGAATATGATTATGAATTAGACGAGAATGTAGAAAAGGCACATAATGAAGTGATGTCAGAAATTAAAAGACTACAAAGAACAAGAATGTGGACATCAGCTAAATTATATGAAATGTATTGGACAAGTGAAGATACTCTACAAGAATTAGCAGATAAGATAGGAATTTCCAAATCCACGGTGTTCATTGGTATTAAGAAAGTGCGTAAGCATTTAGAAAAAGTTATAGACAATCCATTTAATAAGTAAGTATGGCAGGAGGATTATGGGCAAAAAAGTTTGATTATAAAAATGGTGAGACTAGACAATGTAAAGAGTGTGGTGAAACATATCATGCAAAGAAACCAAGATGGTTATGCACAAAGTGTGTGAATGCAAAGCAAAGACCAATTGAACAAGCAAAGAGAGCAAAAACTCCAAATAAAGAACAATATCCGTTTGACACCAAAGGTAATGAAGCAGCAAATAGATTTTGTAAGATAAGAACTGCATTGAGTAAAGCATGGAAAGAATATCAAAAGACAGGTGATAAATCAGTAGTAATTGCACATTACAATAATCAATTGAAAGAGATACATGATAATGGTATTTGGCAGTGGATATGGGACAGACGTGACGACGCAAGTAAGAAAGAAAATAAATTAAGAACAAGGAATGTGATTAAGAAAGAATATCCTGACACCCGTGGACATTATGAAGAATAAAGAAATCATAACTCAACATTTAGAATTATACTTTGACTGGCAATATTTCAAAATGATAGACATGGTAATGGTTTCAGACGATATATTAGATTACCATATGTTTATGATATACACAAAGCAGGGTGAGTTATTACATGGATTTCACATAGAAAGAATAAGATAAAAATAAAAAAGATGGCAGTTACAAGAGAACACGATTACGCAAAGGTTTTACCCTTTGATGAGGAATTAAAAAGTATAGACCAGTTTGGTTGGAAACCATTTAGTGTTACCAAACCAACACCTGAAAGCAAAAGAAAATGGAAAGAGGTAGCATACTTTGACGATGGTGAAATAGATGTTAGACCAGACGGCAGAGGTATTAGAGTTACCGAAGATAATATGGGTAAAATGTCAGAGTTTCATGCAGGCGTATGTGAAACAATAGTTAGATACTGGTCGTTAAAAGGTGCAAGAGTAGTTGACCCGTTTGCAGGTAGAGTTACGAGAGCAACTGTCACTACTTTATTAGATAGAGATTATTATGGATATGAGATTACACCTAATACATACAAAAGAAGTTTAACTCATTTTGACAAACATAATATCACACCTACATTGTATAAAGGAGATGGTTGTAAATTAGAATATACAGAAGATAACTTTGCAGATTTAGTTATGACATGTCCACCTTATTATGATATAGAGCAATATGAAAGTTGTGATGGTCAATTGAGTGATATAAAAGGATATGATAACTTTATGGAGAGTATGAATGAATGTGTAAAGAATGTAGGTAGAGTATTAAAGCCAGGTGCATTCGCAGTATTTGTAGTAGCAGATTTTAGAAGAGATGGTGAGTTAAGAAACTTTCATGGAGATTTAATCAACCAATTTAAGAATAATGGAATGAAGCATTGGGATACAATCATTATGGAAAACATATCTCCGTTTGCTGCACTACAAATCTATAAAGTGAATTGTAAAAGATTTACCTCAAAGATACATGAATATATTTTAGTGTTTAGAAAGCCAGGTGAATATGTGGTGCCTGATTATTGTAGTGTAGACATTCCACAACAAACACAAAAGTTAAATCAATTCTTTGCATAAATGAAAAATAAGAATAAAGACATAGACCCAATATATACTCTCATTCTTGCATACCTGACCACCATTGGACTTTTAGTTTGGTGGAGTATCAAAGTATCGGTTTAACTACAAGCGCAACCTATGGTTGTTAAATACTATAAACAACAACATGCCTTTCGTTAAAGGAGATACAAGAATAAATAGAGCAGGACGGCAAACAGGTGCACTTAATAGAAGTACCGAGCAAGCTAAACTTGCTGTTGCTAGATTAGCAAATCAAGGATTAGATGCATTAAGAGAAGATTTGGAAAAGATAAGAAAGCAAGACCCATTAGAAGCTGCAAAGTTATATCTGAAATTATTAGAGTATATCGTACCAAAGAAAGCTCAAATGGAATTAAGTGGTGAAATAAATCAGCGCATACAACAAATCTCAGTAAATATACAAGATGGAATTACAGATAAACACATCAAAGACATTTAGAGATATAGAGAGTAGTAGAAGGATTTGTATACTTCAAGGTGGCACAAGAAGCGGGAAAAGTTTTGCTACCCTACAATGGATATTAGTTAAAGCACTGAGTGAGCCTAATATGGTTTTCTCTATTGTGCGTAAATCATTTCCATCAATGCGTGTATCGATTATGCGTGATTGGGTAGGTATTCTAAAAGAGTTAGAGATATGGAATGACGAAAACTGGTCTGCAACTGAGCACGTATATACATTTGACAATGGAAGTATGGTAGAGTTTATGTCAATTGATAGTTCCGAGAAACGCAAAGGAAGTTCTAGAGATTATTTATTTGTAGACGAATGTAATGAACTTACAAGAGAAGATTGGTTTCAATTATTCATTAGAACTAGAAAGAAATCTATTATAGCATATAACCCAAGTTTCGGTACGAACCATTTTATATTTAACGAAATACAATTACACCCTGAAGCTGACTTACATATCAGTACATTTAAAGATAATCCTTATTTAGAAAATCAACTTGTTGAAGAGATTGAAAGATTAAAAGATATCAATCCTGAATACTATAAGATATATGGTATGGGATTACCAGGTAATAACGTAGGTACAATCTTTAGCATAAACATAATAGATGACATACCGGACAATGCTGACTTCGTTGCGTTTGGTATGGATTTCGGGTGGAGTGTTGACCCTAGCACATTGATAGCAGTATGGAAACGAGATAAAGATTTATATTTTGAGGAATTGATATATGAGAAAGGATTAGTGACAGCACAAATTGCAGACAAACTACGCAAATTAGAAGTAGGTAGAGAAGAGATATGGGCTGACTCAGCAGAAGGTAGATTGATAGAGGAATTATATAGATTAGGATTTAATATAAAGCCTGTAAAGAAAGGTAAGGATAGTATTAGAATGGGTATAGACTTAATGATGCAATACAGACTGAATGTTAAAAAGAATAGCATAAACATTGTAAAAGAGTTTGGAGAGTATGTATGGACTGTGGATAAGAATGGAAACTTTGAGAATGTACCAGTAGATTACTCTAACCACGCAATAGATGCAATACGTTATGTTTGTATGGAAAGATTAAACGCTAAAAAGATAACCGCAGGTAATTACCAAATTAGTATACGATGACATACACAAGTGAAGAAATACAAGACTTGCTACTTTATGTAAAAGAAACACAAGAGCAAAATGAAAACCTTCGTGCACAACTTATGGCATGTATGGCAAAGTTAGGTAATGAAGAAAGTAAAACTAAACGATTAACACAAATTATAAAATTATATGAAACAAACATTAACAATTGAAATCCCAACTAGCTGGAAAGATATTACATTAGAGACTTATTTAAAGATGCAATCTGACTTAGAGAATTACAGAGATGATGAAGAAGCACAGACAGCAATTATGTTATTACACCTATGTAAGATACAACCAGAATACCTAAAAGGATTATCAGCAGAAAGTTATAACCTATTAAGAGCAAAGCTATCTTCATTCGTATCACCTGAAGGAACTAAATTAAAACCTATTATTGAATTGAATGGTAAAGAATACGGATTTGAGCCTAATTTATCAAAGATGTCTTATGGTGCATATGCGGACATTAGTGCGTATGATACAATTACAATAGATAAGAATTGGCCAAAGATAATGTCTATACTATACCGACCAATAGTAGATAGAGTAGGTGATAAATATAGAATACAAACATACACAGGTGAAATAAACGAAACCTTATTCTTGCAAACAGACATGGAGACAAATTGGGGTTCTCTCTTTTTTTTTGTGAATTTGCAAACGGACTTGCTGAACGCTATCCTGAAATCTACGAAGGTGACGGAGCTACCTCCCAGCATGCAGTCAATTTTTCGAAGAAGTGGAGAAGTTATTCCACAATTATTGAATTGGCAGACGGAAGGATTAGGGAAATTGACGAAGTAGTCAAAGAGCCATTAGAAAAGTGTTTATTATTTCTTGCATACAAAGCAGATAAAGCACAGATAGAGAATTTAATGCATAAAGAAGCTATGAAGGGTATTGGTGTTAAATAACTCAATGATTTTTGGTTTGGTGATTGTTAAATACATAAAACAATCATATGCCGTGGTCGAATAGTAAAAATGGTGCTTTAAGATACTCAGTTAATCGTGAGAATAACTCGGGTTACTACATTGGGCCTACTCGTGGACTAAGTTCACCAAAGAATAGTAGGAGAGCATGTTTATGTGTTGACCAAGACACATATGATGTAAGATGTTGTAAAGGTGCATTGATGTCGCAAGGTATCGGTGTAATTGAAAGCAGTAAAAGAACAGGCGGTGGAGCATTCTCTGATGGATACTCTGACGGATTTGACAAACCACAATCATAATCATATAATATGTCACAACTAAGTAAGCAAGACTTAAAAGCGGAAAACCAATTAGAGTTTCCAAATAATAATACAGGAGCAATTACTCCTTCTAACCTAAGAGCGTTTAACGTAGATATGATTGACTCAACTGTCAATCAAACTTCTTTTGATTCATTCTCAGGTAGTGTAGCAGACCAATTCGCAAACATAACATCAGGTAGTGCAACTTTACCTCCTGGTGTAGTGAGTGGTTCGTCTCAAATCGATATTTACGATACTCAAAACTTTTCTACATTTGAAGATGGACTTTTGAATGATATCAATGAAAAATTATTTACATCTTCATTCAATCAATATACTGCATCTCAATCAACTGGTAGTTTATTAATAACTGCATCATTTGACAATGGTACTAGAAACTTAACATTCACCAAAGCAGATGCAAGTACATTTGCAGTAAACATTCCTGATGCTAGTGGAAGTGCTACAATCAATACAGGTAGTTTTGCAATTACTGGGTCAAATACATTTAGAGGTAGTCAAACTATCACAGGTAGTTTATTACAAACAGGCGGTGATATTGATTTGAAATCTGGTGGTGCAAGACTTGTATTAGATACTTTCAAAGC